GTAAGGAATTTAATGATGCCCAGATATTGCGCGAGAATGCTAAGCGAACCGGGAATGCGAGTAAGATTCCCCCTGCCAAGCTCGCGAAACACTGTTAGTGTCTCGCGCATGATACTGCTAGTGCCAGTGTGCATTCCACCGCCGCTCATGCTTGTATGCAATGTCTTACCGGTAGCCAGAGCCAAGCGTTGAACGGACATCAATTCCCTGCGGAGAGGGTCTGCATGTCCTGTGATTAATGCGTCTAGGGCTGGCATGGATTGACTTGTTTATTCACCGATTCTTGTTTTGATGCATTACTTATCGCTTCAGATACCTCTTTTTCTATTTGATCCCAATATTCATTCTGAACATGAATCAACCCTTTCATTTCCAGGTAAGCAAAGTAACCAAACTGCAAAATCCCTAATGGTTGATCGAATGCAGATGCTCCGAATCTAATAGATGCATAATCGTAGATGCACGCCAAATGCGGACTCCCCATCTCATCCGCTGGGCTTCGCTTTGAATCATCATCAACATGAGTCTTTGGGAAAAGCGTTCCTGCCTTTCGATAGGCTTGGAAGTTGAATATCGCTTCATTAAAATCAGACCGAGCTATCAACATTCCCCACAACCACATATTACGTGATCTGTGTTTATTATCCTCCCACGTCCTCGAGCAAACTAGCGCCGCTTGAATTATTGCTGCGCGTTTATCAACATCTGACGACTTTTCAATATCTCCGCAAACTAAGACATTCCGAAACCGTTGAAGCAATATTTCATGACCCAATGAATATGGCAGCAATGGCAACCGAAGAATACTACAGCGTGCCGGTATTGCAGATTCCGCAAACTCAAACTGATACATACGCTCAGTCCATCTTATGTAGGAGTCGTGGTCGAAGCGGTTTGAATTGCAGCATCAGTGTAATGTCTGAGTTTCAATGACATTGATCCAACTTCAACGTTTTTTAGATCAATTGTTTCTCCTATGTATTGATAGTCTCCATTAACATCACCATTTCCAGCGCCGGCACCAAAACCTGCCAAAGTAACCTTTACAAATGGAGTCAGCATTACAATTCCTGCTTGCAATGTTGCAAGCGCTGTTCCGCCTGCAAGACGAAGGTCTAAATCTCCTTCATACTTATCATTTCTAGCTATCCATGAAGCATGCTCTCCCGCTGCGTTCGATATGATTTCTTCATCAAATGAATGATTAAATCTGGCTGATTGTGTTATCGGAACTAACAAAGCGCTTACTGTTACTGTTCCAGCTACACCGGTAAACGCTGCTAATCCTGCTCTGACTAATGCCATAAAATATTATGTTGTTGATTGTTGTGATTACAGATTGACTGTTTTTTGTTGAACCGAAAAGTGAAGAATGTCCTGTGTTCCTACCGTCTGCATGAAAGCATTCACGGTAAATATGTTTCCTTCGCGTGCAGCCATTACAGCCAAATGCGCTTTGATTACCGTTTTCCAAATATCAGGCACGGATTTTTCTGAATCAATTGTTGTCGTGATCCCGGCAAGCGTTCCAGATACATTGCTAAGTCTCCAAGCGTTAGTTGAATTCGTTTTCATGACAAAGCTGATCCACAACAGACTGCATCAAACATTAAAATCTCTTCCCAACTTGATCCATCTGAGGAAGGTTCACCGTCTCCAAATCCTCCATCGTAAAGAGCTTGGCATGTGAAGTCCGCCATGTCTGCATTTCCAGAAGATGTGCTCAATGCGCGTCCTGCGGCAGTTATAGCTGATGCTGTGTAATCTAATGTAGCCCCATCATCCGACATCATCATAGCATCGAATACAGCAGATACCCTGGAATCGAATGCAACCCGCGGATCAATATCGGGATTAACGACAATAGCGCTGCCTCGAATTGAAACCATGGTTTTGACGCGATAAATTCCAGTCATTGGCACCTCTGGAATAGCAATTCCAGGATGGATAGTCGTGCGTGGATAAGTCGAATCGCTTGCAACGTTCGCAGCCGACGTGTCGGCAGCAGTGCCAACCCCGGAAGAAATCAGATACGCCGCAATAGCGCGTGCCGTTTTCGATCTGACGTTGTTGTAGCTCATGTCTCTACAGAATGAATGGAGTCAAGACCAGTGCTTTTGCACAACGCCTCTAAGCTCGCCTCCTGCGTGATCTAAGGCATAGTCCATTTGAATCTTTCCCTCTCGGTTGATTGCGTTCTGAAGCGGCCCAGTGCCGTATCGCAACAGAGCGTCGTTGTATTCCTTTTCGGCGCTTCCGGACATTCCAACGTAATTGACAATCTCAGCAGCGCATGTGAAACCTTCTTGCGCTGGCATTGCCGTTCCCAAGTCTGTCCCGTAGTAGTTTTTGGCGTTTTCCATTGAACCTCGGTTTTGCCTTGCGAACGTTTGAACGGCAAATGGAGCAAGAATCCGAACAGCTTGCACCCAACCAGCCAAAAGGAATTTGATCGATGAATGCTTCTTCTTAATCAGCTTATCCACAAGCATTCTCATGAAAGCGTTACCCATTACTTTTGGAACACCTTTAAATGGATTTTCTGTAAGTTTTAAAATATTCCGAACTTTATGAGGATTTTTAGATGCCATCGAAGCTACCAACAAGGCCGCAAATGGAACCATCTTGGTTTTTCCTCCGAATGTCGCAGAAACCATCCTGGAACTGGAATAAACCTTCTTGTTTTTAAGAGGATTCCCGCGCACGCCTATCTTTGCAGAAACAACTGTTCCCATCTCCTTATCGATCTGGGCTATTGTCACAAAAGGCATCGAGTTCATCGTGTTCCTGGCAATCCAATACGCGCTGGTGTTCACGATCTGCGGAAGTGTCCGTTTTGAATACTGAGCCGCGGCGTTGATTCCAGCCGTCAATCCGCGCATGTCCAATGTTACTTTGACTTCCATTAAGCGTTTTGGTTGATAGAACTGCAATCTGCGGTGATTTGGTATCCACCAGGCAACAATGTGATGCTGTCAACCTTGTAAGTATCCCCCAGGTAAATGATGGTTTTTTGAAGCATGGCGTCTTTTAGCGTTTGAGCACTATAATTCACACCAAAAGTCGAAACCAATGCGTTGAACCTGAAATCTGCATTGAGTTGGAAACCTCCAACGTCCAAATCCTTGCGCCTAATGGCTGAGGAAGGGATAAGAGGATAGCTCTGTCCATTCCATGTGATAGACGGGCATCCTGCCCCCAGGGACATTTGTAGCCATTGCAAAGCCTTGGCGTGATAGAAGTATTCGTTCATAATAAAAAACCCGCTGCCGAAAATCCTAGAAACGGCAGCGGGTTATGATTTGGACCAAGCCTATTTCTTGGACTTGCCGGTTTGGTCAATAGCCCCAGCAACCGCTTCAACCGCATGTGACAATGACGCTTGCTTGTCTCGCTCCTTTGATGTGGATTCACGCGTCTTGTCCACGGCAAGTTCAGCCTCGACGGCTTTTACCGTCTTCGGGTCGGTAGCATCTCCAACGCACCCGCTGTAAACCAGTTGAGCGATCAGAGCCGCTGTGTCTTTGTTAGGCTCCTTATCCAACAGGTCAGTTCTCCCAAGTGTGAACCTAGCTCCCTTGTGGATAAACTTTTCGTGTTTCGGGTTCTCGATCTCGATGTCTTCGAGCTTTGGAGTCTTGTAGAAGTCCTTTAGAGCAATCAGTTGCATGGTGTTATTTAACCTCCATTGAAGTTCTCCCGATGATAATCGCACCTCCAGACCAATTGGTAGCAGTGCCTCCGGGAGTCAGAATTGCATGGACATACCGTTTCAATCCATCCGACTGCAATCCAAAGTAATACGTTCCGCTGGATACTGTCACTGTGGTATTAGTGAAACCGTAAGGCGAGAAATACGGATTGGCTGTTCCGGCGCTCCAAGCTGTAGGAGTCGTATAAAGTCCTGAAAACAACCACGTATTTGTTGCCGTGAGGTTTGTGCCTCCATAGTAACCGTTGGTGTAAATGACGCTGCCAGAAACAGCGGCGGCGATATTCGTAACCGTCGTCCAGTTCGTTGTGTCAGCCGATGTTTCCAAACCGAGCGTCATTGTTCCGCCGGCGATATTTGTAAATCCAGTGACAGACACTCCAACCGTTCCGACAAACAGCCTGGTTTCAACCGGGTTGTTTGTGAAAACAGTCGAGTTCGACAAGACGTTTTGGGCAGGAACAAGAACCGCGACTCGCGGAGACTGGAAGAATTCCAAGCCGATTTGTGCCTGGGATGTGATCGAAGCCGAAGCAATTGCCAAGGCAATTAATACTTTGATCGAAATTTTCATTCTTTTTGTCTTTCTTTGAAAAGTTTTCGTTGATGGTTATTGGTTTCCAGCGTCGGCACTGAGAACGAACGCTTGAGGGTGGCGGACGGCGTAATCGAGCCATGTGTTGAATGTGATCTCAACTTCGGCGTTTTTCGCCTTAGTGTAGATGTCAACAATGACTTCCATGCCGCCCCACATTGCCTTGATCATCTGATCGAACACACCAAGCAGAACTTGGTTGTTAGGCATCTGCTTGCTAGCGATGGCAGGGACGTTATTCAAGACACGTCCTTCGATTTGATCAGAACCCAGGCCGGGCTTCCAGATGGCATTCTGAGCTCCGCCGATGGTTGTGGCTCCTGTCAGAGCTTCAGCCACGGTCGAAAGAGATCCTTCAGTCTCGGGAGTCGAAACAAGGGCAAGATTCCCAAGCACGTTGGCAGCGCGAATCAGAGTCCGCATCGAAACCAACTGTTTGTAAGTCGGAGTGGCTCCAAACACAATCGAACCGATACCGGGCGTGTTCATGACGCCAAGAGGCTCATCTTGCGCTCCCTGGCCAAACAGGCCCAGCGCATCATGTTTCAAAGCGAGCACTTGCATGTGATCGTCTCGAATGAAAGCCTCAGCATCTGGGGCTGATTGCATGACGAATTGGCGCGAATAGAGTTGCGTAGAACCAACACGATGCGGAGACATAGCAATCTGACTGAGCAGTTGTTGCGAGGATGTCAACAGTCCAATTTCAGACACGCTGTATGCCGTTGCGGTCGATTCCTGGCGAGGAATGAAGATGTTCCCTTGAAGCCCGGCCATTTGCCGGACACCGAGACGCGAAAGCACTTCTTGATTGCGCAGGATTTCGATGATTGGCAGTTGCAGGACCGAAGGCACAAAAGCACCCCCCTGGGCAAAAATGGTCGCTTGGCTATCACGAGTGATGCGCAATGCTCCATTGGAACGGACAGGCATGTTTGTGTCGTAAGGCACAAAAAAACCGCCTCCGCTCTTTTCGAGAGTGTCGCCAGCTTCTTTGGCCTTGCGAACCATTTCCTGGTGGACTTCAAGCTCGCGCCCATCTGGCAGACCGACTGAATGCTTGTTGTCAGTCCTATTCAGCAAAGCAGTTTGAATTGCCCTGCGAAGCGAATATTCCTCTGGCTTGTCGGTGCAATCCTTGAGCATTACCGGCTTGGCTTCCTTGGCCCCAAGGACTTCCTTCAAAACTCGGATTTGGTAGTCACCAATGGAAAGGCCGCTTATTACAGCCTCATTGGTCAACGAACGGATTCGATTCGTCATTTCTCCGTTGTTTCGGGTGCTGTGATCTTTAATCAGGCCGTCGGCGATTTTCGTCAACTCGGCAATCCGGTTTCGTTCTTGGACAATCGCATCTTCTCGGGCCTTTATAGTATCAACTTCAGGCATAATTTTGGTTTCCTGTATTTCCACTGAATGCGTAGAGTCAAATGGAGTTATTTGTTTTGTTAGGTCCGCATAGCTACGCGCTACGCCAATCGTGCCATCGGCAGGAATTGCGACGGACGAAATTTCATGAGGTGTAAAAGCGAATCTCTTGGCTTTATTGCCATCCGGCAAAGTGTCGTCACCAAGGAATTTGGTATAACTGTAGCCGACTGATATATGAGTCCTGATTCCATCGGCCATCTGTGAGAACCGTGTCGCGCTAAGTTCATCCGTTCCACAACGGACTATTGCACGTCCAATCCGGTCATCCCCGATTTCAACTTGTTCAACGACGCCTATTTGCCGGGTTTCCTGGTGTTCATCCAAGAAGGCGCCTCTGTTGCTCAAAACCGATAAATCAACATTCCCTTTAGAGTGATCCAGAACCTCTATGTAAGTATCACCATCTTTAAGCCCGGCATCGGCCATTACTTTTTCAGAAAGTCCTTTTGCCCGTTGCAACGCCGGTTGCTCGGATGAAAACGAAATTGGAAGAGTCTTTGCCTCTCGATTGATCGAACCTTTATCGACTGAAATGAATCGGCAAATTCGGTTTGCATGCTTGGATCGCAATCCCCATGATTTCTGTTGCGCGACTTCATACAATGCTGCGCAAGCAACGGATGCATCCAAAACCTCAATCCCTGTTTTATCAGAGTTGTATTTGGCTATTGCAGTCACTTCATCAGCTTCTTCGCATGCAACAGCGCATGAACCTGTGCTCGGGTTCTCAATAGCCGTCTTGCACGCTGTCACGCAAACTAGCAAAGACGCTTTTAGCATGTCGCTAATGTTTTCGCATTTATCAATCGCCTTTTGGCATGCTGCTTCGCACTTTTTAAGGCAGTCCAGTAATAGCTTGTCTTCTTTCGGTTCCATACAAGTGTTGTAAAGTCAAAAAGCGAGTTGTGAGTTTGTCTTTGCCGACTCGCGCGGCGCAATGTTAAAGAATTGGCGGTTAGGTTTAAACAAGGGGCCGCCAACTCTCCCGCACTCACTGCGAGCAATTCCGTACCCCTTGCCAGATTGTTTTTTATGATCCACCGTACCCACCTTCTTTTGCCTCGTTGTCCGATTCGTGATCCTGAGCGCCAGAACCGCTGTGATCTGTGCCTTCAGTTGGTTGTGTTTGGCCGTCGTTGAATTCCTGTAACTTATGCGCTTTGTCTGTCTCATTGTCCGAATCCAACTCCGCAGCAACCCCTTCGTAATCTCCACCGCGCTCACTGTCTGCTATGATCCTGTCTCGGCTTGTGGTTCGCATCTGCAATCGAATCATGTCAGCCTGAGCATCATGCAGAGGTTGTAAATATTCCCATCTGCGGCCGTAGAATTTAGCGCCAAGCACGATCTCTTCGTAACGTGAAAACGGTATGCCTTTGATTGCTCCAAACATCAAAGATGACCGCAACCATTCCTCGAAATGTGGCCTTACCAGCATGTTGATTGCATGCTTTTGAAGAATCTTGTAACCGTCTCGTATTGCCGCAAGTCCAACGCGAGCGGAAGAGAAGTTCACAGACTCCAAGTCTTGACCGATTTCATGGTAGGATGTTGCTGAACCGGCAGCTGCGGCTCGTAATTGCTCCTTCTTGAAGTCAGACGCGGCCTCGATAGGAAACTTAGGGTCCATCTGCTTTGGCTCGAAACCGTAAGGCAGTTCTTCGACTTCACCTGGCGCGACTTCACTTGTTTTTGCGCGCCCTTCCATGTAACGCTCAATTTCGCCGTCGATTGCCTGTTTCATCGGCTCCGGCAAGTATGCCTCTACAGTTGGAAGCGAGCGCATCATGAACATAGGCTTGCACGCGCTCCAAATAGCCGCTGTCATGTGTGCGATGTCGAATTGGTCAATGCGGTGAAGACGCGATATGATGGATGCTAGCCTGGAAATTCCGCAAAGTTGCTCAGCCCTGGTTCTCAAATCGAAAAACGCTATGATGTCATTGGCGTCGTAGCGGATCCGAACAGGAGCGTTCGCTCCTTGCTCCGTGAAATAGTAGATTTCCCCAGGGTGTTTTCCGCGCAACCAATATGCGACCGGAGCTTCATACTCATCAAGTTCGATTGAAAACTTGATTGTGTTCCCGTTTTTCGGGTTCTTACCCATCCAGAAATGATCAAGACGGTCGATTTCCTGCGGTTGAACACCGTAGTAAAATTTGTTCTTTTTGTAACCCCGAACATGCTTTGCAAGCCAGCCACCCTCACGAATGATTGACACTACGGCTTGGATATACAATTCCATGCGAGAAATGTCCCGTCTTACCGTGCAATTCTTAGGCAAACCAGCCTCTTCCCATGCCTGTTCAATGGTTCGATTTGTCTCTTTGTCTTTCTTGAACTCTCCATTTTTCCAGGTGCCAACATTCATCTCCAATCGGAACGGTTCATCTCCGCACACGTTGTTCTGATACGAGTCCAATATAGACCTGACATAAGGATTATCTCGGTCGAGAGTCCTTGCCCTACTCCTTACAGGCCAAAGACTTGTGAATATTTGTGCGTTTGCAGATGAAACATCGACTGGAAAGTCTGCGTTTGATCCGTTTGTCAACGCCGCTTCATAAGCGCGAGTAAGTCTCTCGTTGATATGACGCATCGCCAAAACATCAACGTGATCCATCCTTGAATGAACCTGAGGTTGTGCGGAAGGTTCTTTTCGTGAAAACCAAGGGATATTGAACTTCATAGAGGAATTTGTCTTACACCTGTTCCCCACCCGATTGAAGGAGTTACCGAGAAAGTAGCGTGAGTCTTATATCCAGAAGGCAGACCGGCAGCGGCGCGTTCTTTTGCGATTTCGTTACGACGCTTACTCAACCAAATAGCATATTGTTTAGTGAGTTGATCTGGCGTTAAATATTGGAACTGAGAATCGCCTACGCGAGACGCCGCAAGTGGGTTGCCAGCTTGCGCAAGCAAAGCCGTCTCGATTTGTTCGAGCATCTTCTGAGCGAAGGTCTTCGGATAGGTGTCTTCGGCGTCGCTGGTGGCATTTGGAAGAATTGAAATCTGGCCATCGTAAATCTGAAAACGTTGAGTGTTATCAGTTGCGAATCCAATAAGCTTGCAGTCACCAGGCTTCCAAGCTGCGGTTGTTGCGGAAGGAACAAGAATTACATGGTGATCTCCATAATCCGTGGATTGGAACGAAATAGGGTCGCCAGAGCCTCTAATCTGATATTGCAACGACCACCCGCCCGAAGGCTTGAAGTTACTCAAACATTTGGAAAAGCTCAATGTATCCCCGGCGCGTAACTCTATCGGCTCCTGCCAGACATCAATCATTCACCGTTGCGGCGAAGTCAAAAGCGGAGCTTTGAAAATGGGCTTTGGTATCTGAATCTAGCTTGCTGACGTGGTTTAGGGGGCGGTGTCGGCTTATGGGGGTCGATCTTTGGTAGCGACGGGTCTTTTCTCTCGGATGGTATGTTCATCACTTCAGGATGTTCTACAACCGCAGGTTGTTCCCTTTTAGCAAGTTCGTTTTTAACCTCAATCCATTTACGATGAATGCTCTCGTCTTGTCTGCAAATTTCAAAAATTGCAAATGCGTAAATAGCGCAATCAAGAGTCTCGTTTCTTTGTGCGAACTTAACCCATCTCGACACATATCCACCAAATTTGTTTTTTATCGTAATCCGCTTTTCTGAGCATAACTGCCTAAAATATGTTTCTGAGAAATGTTTCGGGAAATGAACTCTTCTGGCTCCTTGATCCTCATTTTTAAGATGATCAAAAAACATGTTCTTAAAGAAATCTGTGTTCAGGTTGAATCTTAATCCTCCATACCTTCTCTCTACATGGCGTTGAACTGAATCGCCAAGCCCATTATCAAATCCTTTAATTGACCAGAAATTACGCCATCTATGTTTTGAGCAGAATTTGTAAACCGCATAAACTTTTGTTTGATGTCCGCTGTCGAAACCTATTGCACTTACATGCAGGTCTCCTAAAACTTCATGGTGGAATTTCTTATCGATTAAATATTCTTCCACAGTGTCTTGCATGCTAGGCATGTCGAAATCCCCATAGATGATATGATGCTCCAATGCCCACGCTTCCTGCTCATCTCCCCAACCGTAGAAGCTTATCTCGATACGATCTGGATGTACATCCACGCCTCCGGCAATCCATACCACCTGGGCCGGAAGTTCAATTCTAGCGTCGTAATCCTCGGCTCTGTCTTTGATCTTCTCCCAGTCAACCTTTTCATGTGCATCCTCAAAAACCCAACACTTGAAGATGTTTGTCCATACCATCAACGTCTCTTTTCCGCCATGAACAGCGGCTAGGAACTCTTCTGAGAACTGTTCGAGGTAGGTGTCATAACCTTTTTTCAACCCTATCGTCATGTAGAGACCACTGAGATGACGTGATCGTATACCATTGAAAGGCGCTGTCGCCTGCCATCTAGCACGTAATTCGACTCCATTGACGATTATAGGCGAATTTTCCGTATGCCCTGACATATAGGCTTGGATGCGCTGTGAGTCCGTCCATCCATGATTGCAGTGCTCGCAGACATACATTGCATTCTTCGTGTCTTTGATCGAAAATTCTCCAACCTTCCATGTGTGATCCGAAGGCTTGAACCCTGGCTCCTTTATAATCTCATATTCCTCCGCAGTGAACGAGAATTTCAATTGCTCAGTTTTGAGATGTTGAAATTCTCCGCAGACGCAACATGGAAGGAAGTAATACTGCTGGTCCCCGCTCATGAACCCAGCGAATATTCGTGACACGTTTACCAGCGTAGGAGTTGAAGACTTTAGGAAGATTGCCTCTGAGAATGTCTTTGCGGCACGGTCCGCCAATGCCATCGGGTCGCCTTCCTTGGTTACAGCGTAGGAATCAATTTCGTCTTGAACTATGACCGGCGCGGACGTTCCACGAAAAGCGGATGGTGACTTTGCCCCGATTGTCTTGATGAATCCACCAGGAAACTTGCGGCTCATTGCCGTGGAATTGCTACCTTTTTGCCTGGGGTCTTTTATCAGCCCTTTTAGCGCCGGCGTCGATTCGACTGTTGGCAGAAATTTGTCCCGCATCCACTCGATTGCGGTGTCTCGTGTCGCACGGACTGAAATGATGGCTTTCTTGAGAACTTTGACGATATATTCCAGGACGAAGATGATTGCCATCGTCTTCCCTGTCTGGCTGGCCATCATCCACCATGTCTCGCGAACTTCTGGATCAAACGGATCATCCAGCATGGCTTGCTGGTGCGGCATTCGAGATAGACGGTATTTACCCGGCTCCGCATTGCCTTCGTCCGGCAAATACCCGTCTTCATTTGCCCATTGCGAGCATTTTAGACGCTTAGGCGGCGCAATAATCCCGATTGCGATGTCCAGCACTTTCCTTGCAATTCGGGCTTTCATTGCTACGCTTCATCTTCTTCCCCAGGCTTCAAGTTTTCAAGGGCTTTAGCGGCTTCAACTCGCACATCATCAATCAAACGCCTAAGACCAACCATTTGTGCATCTGAAATACCTTGCTCTGATTTTGCTTTACCAGGTATCTGCTCAAGGCGATTCATAACCAGCCGCAGCGCGTCTTGATGAAATGAAGCCGGTATGAGTTCGAGCCTATCCTTTTTCTCTTGAAGTATCCGTTCCCGACGCCTAGACAGCGTTTTCTCCATGAGGTCTGCTTGAAACCATGAAAGTCCGGTTTCAGGATCAACACTACTATCTATTTTTTCACCCTTTTTGTGCTGTGCTATGATCGCAATCGCTTTGTCGTGATTATAAAGCTTCGCCGTGCCTTTAGTCTCAACCGGTTCTAATCCAGCATCAGAAATCCATTTACGAATATTCCCTCGGTCGCACCCTGTCTCTTCATAAAGCGATACCAGAGATACGTTCATTTATCCTCTTCCAACGACATTAACACTTGCGCCTGTTTTATTTTATTCGCCATGCGCATCGTTGTATTTATGAAGCTTTCAATCTGCCGGGCATCCCATTCTACCATTGGAGATTCCTTTTCCAGTTCATCCAGCGCAGCGTCGGCAGCGCAAAGTTTAGCAACAAAAACCGTCCAATTGTCCAAATTCTTAGGCTCGTCTTTGATTCGCTTCTGCTTTTCCTGTTCGGGATGTTCCCCAGCAACCAGCATCAATTCGCGCTGGATCGGCCTGAGTTGCTGTAAATTGGAAATTGGCTCCTTATACGTGTCTGCGAACTTGATGCAAGCCCTAGCGCTCTTGAATCCTAATTTCTGTGGCAACTTGTCTTGAATCCCTTGGAAAAATGTCAATGTAAGTTGCTCTTTCCCGGAAAGCTCCTTTAGCGCAATCCCTATCTTGCGCATAATGTTTGCCGCGTCAAGTTCCGCGCTGTGAGCATTGGCCGCAAGTTGCTCGATCTTCTCCCAGTCAGACTTTACCATTTCTAGCAATGCCGAATCGCTCTGCTTCTCAAGTTTGATTTCAGCGCTCATTTTTGTTTTAGTTGGCTTTCTCTCGCTCGCTTCATGTTCCATCGTGCTGTTCGTTTCCTCTGTCCAGGTAATTCCGAAAGCCCTAGCCGTTGCATGAACTGGTTCAAGCACTCATCAACCGTCTGTTTGCTGCACCCGGCGTCCCTGGCTAGTTCTGCTGGCCCAATCGTCCCGTAACCTCCTCCAATCGTCCCTAGCGCCATCTGCATTGCACGTGTGCTCATCCTTATCTCAACAACACTCCGCTGTTTCGCCTGATACGCCACAAGCACACACAACGCCTTTCCGAAAAAATCAATGACGGCTCTTTCCCTCTCGTCAAGATCAATACCGACAATCGTCTCATCCTGCGCATCGTCGCTTTTCCAATCATCGTAGCCTTGTGGGTCTAGTTCGGTCATAAAATTATTGCGGGTTGTGGCGCGTCCCTGGCGTCCACGGCGGCTGGCGAGTAGTCGCACCAGCAAATCTGGCGGAAGGGGGAGGAATCGAACCCACCTATTGTTGTTTATTAGGCAACACAATTCCCAGAATTGTACCCTGCAATTACCTTAAATCTTAGACTTTGGAGTATCGTCGTTCTCAATTGTTACCTTGAACATTCCTCGACTAGCAGCGTGATAAATAACAATTCCCTCTGGATTTAGGAATCCAGGTGCGGCAACACTTCCGTCTTGCTTCAGTCTTTCAAGACAAGCCTCAACAACATCACTTGAGAATTTACCGTAATAAAGAACAGGAACAACGCTCACGCACGCCGGAAGTAAAGACGTGTCATCCAATATTGCTGTGTTGAATAAACTGAAATGCTTTGTTTCCTGTCCATAACTACGCTGTATCCCAGCACCCCACCATTCACCAAAATGATGTCCTAGGCCAAGTTTCATCAACTCAACCTTATTGTTGTAAACCCACTTGGCAAAGCCGTAATTATCATTCTCTGGCGTGATCCACCGCGTTCGGCTTCCTGCATAAATTTCACCATCTTCAGCAATATAAACCTGCGCATTCGTCCCGTCTATCTTCTCCGTTATTACGCAGGCACGCTTCAACCGTGGAATCTTTTCAAACTCTTTGAATTCAGGTAAGTTCATAGTCTTTCACATAAGGTCTAAGGTGCTCAAAAACTGCGAGCGGCAAGCTGAAACAATCGTAGATGCTATTCGTAAGTAACAGCACCACCTATAAAAGCCTACCGCCCGCAGCCCTATAAGCGCCCCTACGTTCTTACCACTATCATTCCGCCACCAAACCGTCAACTTATTTTATGATGGTGGGGTTACTTTTTTGGATTGTATGGAACTAATTCGCGGGGTTCGGCAACC